TTTTATCCGCCATAGCTCAGTTGGTAGTAGCGCATGACTGTTAATCATGATGTCGTAGGTTCGAGTCCTACTGGCGGAGTATAAATCGAAACGTTCAATTGAGCGTTTTTTATATGATAAATTGTAAAATATAGTGGACTGTTGAAATTTCAAATTTTATTTTTAAATCTATAATTACCTCTTTATTTTATTTTTAGTTCGTTTAGCTTTAAATTCTTCTTTTATAGGATTTGAAGCTTTTTTAATTCCTTTTTTGTTAGACTAGTGTTAGTAATAAGAAAGGGAATTTTTATATGCTTCAGAAATTTTATGATCGAGCATTCGTCTTTTTGAAACTAGTTGAACAAGAATATGCCTCTTTAGGCCAGAGTTGTGCTGAATGGGAATCACTTCATCTTCGTTTTTTACTATATTATTTAATCCGATTTAAAATAAAAAGTGACAGGGACTTTTCACTATATCACTTTAAAACAGCTTATCGTCTATATCTAGATGAATTCCTGCAAGGTGGTACAACTCTTATCCAATAAGAAACTCATAAATCATATATCACGAACAATAATCTGTATTAATTTTATATTTTTTAGGATTTTATTTAATTTTAAGGTTTTGGATTTTGTTATTTACAGAAATTCCAAATCTTTTCTACTGTTTCTTCTTGATAAAATAGTGTTTTTTCTTATAATAAATTGTAAGATATAATTGTGGGTGAAATTCCTGCCATGTATATGAGAAAGGACGAGCTCCTAGTAGCTCAGACGAAATTTATTATGACTTCAGTTGTTGTTGTAGGTACCCAATGGGGCGATGAAGGTAAAGGAAAAATTACAGATTTTCTTTCAGCCAATGCGGAAGTGATTGCTCGTTACCAAGGTGGTGATAATGCTGGTCACACGATTGTGATTGATGGTAAGAAATTTAAGTTGCACTTGATTCCATCTGGAATTTTCTTTCCTGAAAAAATCTCTGTTATTGGTAATGGGATGGTCGTGAACCCAAAATCCCTTGTGAAAGAGTTGAGTTATCTTCATGAGGAAGGTGTGACAACTGATAACTTGCGTATTTCTGATCGTGCGCATGTTATTTTGCCTTATCACATTGAGTTGGATCGCTTGCAGGAAGAAGCTAAGGGTGATAATAAGATTGGTACTACAATAAAGGGAATTGGTCCAGCATATATGGACAAAGCTGCTCGTGTTGGAATTCGTATTGCGGATCTTTTGGATAAAGAGATTTTTCGTGAGCGTTTAGAACGCAATCTTGCGGAAAAGAATCGTTTGTTTGAAAAACTATATGATAGCACCCCTATTTCAGTTGATGATATTTTTGAAGAGTATTATGAATATGGTCAACAAATCAAGCAGTACGTGACAGATACGTCCGTTATCTTGAACAATGCACTTGATAATGGCAAACGTGTGCTTTTTGAAGGTGCACAAGGTGTCATGTTGGACATTGACCAAGGTACTTATCCATTTGTTACTTCTTCAAACCCCGTCGCTGGTGGTGTGACAATTGGGTCTGGTGTTGGTCCAAGTAAGATTGACAAGGTTGTAGGTGTATGTAAAGCCTACACAAGTCGTGTAGGAGACGGACCTTTCCCAACTGAATTGTTTGATGAAGTGGGAGATCGCATCCGTGAAGTAGGTCATGAATACGGTACAACAACTGGCCGTCCACGTCGTGTAGGTTGGTTTGACTCAGTTGTGATGCGTCACAGCCGTCGTGTATCTGGGATTACCAATCTTTCATTGAACTCTATCGATGTTTTGAGTGGTTTGGATACTGTGAAAATCTGTGTGGCCTATGATCTTGATGGTCAACGTATTGATTACTATCCTGCTAGTCTTGAGCAGTTGAAACGTTGCAAGCCTATCTACGAGGAATTGCCAGGTTGGTCAGAAGACATCACTGGAGTCCGTAATTTAGAAGACCTTCCTGAGAATGCACGTAACTATGTTCGTCGTGTAAGCGAGTTGGTTGGTGTTCGTATCTCTACTTTCTCAGTAGGTCCTGATCGTGAACAAACTAATATTTTAGAAAGTGTTTGGTCATAGGAGATTTTTAAGATTAGTTTAAGATAGGTCGGGTATACTATAGACAGTTACAAGAAGACCTCCTAACTTGTTGTAACAAATATCCTAAACTTTTCTTTTTCATAATAATCTCCCTTAACTCCACCCAATCAGGTGGAGTTTTTTTGCTTTATTTCAAGCTTTTTGGGAGTTTCCTAAACATCGTTTTCCGATAAATTTCGGTAGTTTTTGGAATTTGGTCGGGGAATTGGCGGGGACTTTTTTAGCGAATATGACTAAGAAATAGGTCTGTTGTCGCTTCGGCTAATTCGTCCTCAACCTGATTATACCGATCCGTCATATAAACCTTTGTATGGCCTAGTGCCTGACTTAATTGTTCAAGCGGAATCCCTGCAATAATGCTCTGAGTCGTGAAGAAGTGGCGCATCATGTGAGGTGTTACATGCAATCCTGTTGCTTCATTCACTAGATTGAAGTTTCTATTTAGCTGGTTGGGATTGATGAGACCACCTTTCTCGTTGATAGTTATATAATCCTTGTGCTGTTCCTTGATAATCCCTAACTTTCGCTTAATCTTAGAAGCTTCAGCTATCAGATAATAGATAAGGTCCGTTCCGATATCATCAAGGCAGACGTAGCGCTCTGAATCCTTCGTTTTAAGTCCTCCTTTCCCTTTCAAGGTCTGGTTGCTTCGGCTGTCTCTAAGATGCAATATAGCCCGTCCGCTGTCGTTCTGAGTGATGTCCATTGGACGCAATCCAAAGACTTCTCCTCTTCTTAACCCAAAAATGGTCAGATAGGTTAGAGCGTAGAATTGTTTTGACATGATTTCTTCTGCCTTTGCTATCCAAGTCTTGAACTCTTTGAGAGTCACTTTCTTGTTAGCTGCAGGGATATCACTCTGGCCGATGAAAACACCTTTCAAGCGATTTGAGAGCAGATTACCATTTTTCACGGCATCATTCAGCAATGCCATGAAGCTGGAATTGAGAGTTTGAACAGTGTATCTGGTATGGTTCTGCAACTTTTCAGCGATAAAGAGTTCATACTCATTTCTATCCAAATTTTTAAGCATGGCAGAACCAAACTTTGGCTTGATATGGTTCTTATAGAGATTGTCATTGAGGTAGTAGGAAGTGTCATTCCAGCGCCCCGTTGACAATCTCTTTTCAGAATAGATATCCCAATACTGATCAAGCGTTAGATTAGTATTGATACCTAATTCCTGGTCTTGGATTTGTTGCTCAATCTCTGTCAAGGCTGCACGAGCTTGGGGGAGAGTTGTGAGACCGCTCTTTGTTATTTCTTTCTTTTTACCATGAAAATAGAAAGAGCGTCTGATATAATATCGCTTACCTTTTGCGGTATCGTAGTAATAGATATTTGGGTATTTTGTTTTATTATATTTCATTGTATTCTCCTTGTTTATTAGCTTCTGGACAAGGTCTAAACATTGAGAATATTGACATCACCCCTTTCATGGTGTAAAATAGGGTATAGAAAAGAGGCCTTTTTAATGGCTGATTTTTATACAGGATAAGCTTCACGATCAAACTTTGGCGAGGGTGATTGTGGGGCTTTTTTATTCATTTAATTTTTCAATAGCTTTCAGGGCCTGTTCTTCAGTAAACTGAGCATCTTTATCTGTCAAACTTTTAAGTATTTCTTGGTCAGTCTTGCCTTCACTTCTTTCTTCTTTTGCAATATCGAGCGCTTCATTAACCCAAACATCACCAACATTCTCAACAGCATATTGAGCAGCTTTCTTTGAATATTTGTGACTCGCACTTTCTGTTAAATACCAAAGAAGTGTTTTTTCAGAAAATGACGCTTTACTTTCGACAAGTTCTTGAGCTGTTTTAAGCGCACTTGCTTTTTCTTCGTCTGCTTTGCTTGACGTTTGTTTTGTAAGAGCATTTGAACCACCGATAGCTAAGATAGCTACCAATATCCAAAACCAAACTTTTTTATAAAAAGGTTTAGAAGCTTTTTCTTTTTTCATAACATCTCCTTAAATTATATTTGCTAAATTATAATATTCTTCTTTTACCATGATTTCATTTGTCACGGTTTTTAGATTGTAGTAGGACATGAATTTGAGGTAATCAAACTCTGTAGGGTCGTCTAAGCTTTCTATCGCATCTTTTACGAGATGATGGATCATATTCCTATCAGCTTCGTTTTCACAGCGTAGTCGAGCGTTCTGGTACTTTGAGCGTGTGTGATCCTTGTGTCCTAATTCATGCAGTAGGACTTTAACTCTCTCATTTTTGTTGAGCTTGCTCGATAGGAAAGCTGTATTGGTTTCTTTTTCGTAAAATCCAAGTTCGTCAGGCATCAAATCTCCATCAAAATCCATAATACGAATCTGAAAATGACTTATAATTTCTTTTTCAGTCACTAAGCAATACCTCTAATCACCAGCTTCTTTGAGATAACCTTCAATGATAGACTGGATGATTTTCTTCTTTTCATCTGTTAATTCTCGACCGCCAAACATCATGACATTAGATGCCATTTCTTCGACATTTAGTGCCTTCCCTTGCCAAGTGTATGAATCACCAGCGATGGTAGGATTATCCGTGCGACCAAGCAAATAATCTAAAGATACATTTAAATAATCAGCGATTTCTTGCATTCTTTCCGTACTAGCTTTTTGTTTTTTAAGGAGTAGAGTGTATTTCTACTATATCCAAGCTTTTCTTCTAATGCATTTATTGAAAGTCCTTGTTTATTTGCAAGTTCTTTTATTCTTTCAAATGTCAGAAACATTGTTTTATCAACCTTTCTAAGCATTACGAAAAAATAATTAAATTATTTAATTAAAACTGTTGACAAAATTAAATAAATAATTTAGAATTATATTCGTAAGCTAAAGAGTTAGCGAACAAGACAACTAAAAAATAAAGCCTAATGAAACTGATTGGCGTCCGTTTTTCTAGGTATAACCTTACTTTTAGTAGGTCTTTTCTCTATGTTTTGATTTTAAATCATTTATTTAAAAATGTCAAGAAGTTCGCTAACTTTTTAGGTAATTTTTTAAAAAGGAGGTTGGGAAAATGGCAAATGCAAATGTTAAAGTCTCTTATTCACTAATTTGCAAAGACTTGAACGAAGCAATCGATGCAAAAATAAAATCATCGCCAACACACTTGACGATGAAACTGTTGAGATAAAAATTGAATTCTTACGTGATGTATGAACTGTAAAATCATTCGGAGATGGGGCTATCGTAGATCGCGTAATAAAGCCATGGTCGATTGTCTGATAGCTGTTGCAGGAGAGTCGCTACTATCGCTCTCGTTTACAGTGTAGAACATTGTAGATGCCAAGTTAGCATCAAGTACAAACTTATCTGTATATTTGTGTTTCTTGCTATCAGAGTATGTAATCGTCAGTGTGATACGTTCTTTATAACCTGGTTCTATTGACGATGTAAACTTTTGTCCTGGAGCAATCATATTTCCGATGAGTGAGCCGAAGCGGTGTATTGAGTTCAATGAATCCAATTCTCCATCTATCTGAATATTATCGATATATGCTGGAGTTTTGCCAAAGTTTTTAAAAACATAGGCACGTTGTTGATTTTTAACTGCATAGGCATCCACGTAGACATTAATATAAGGCTTTGCCATATCCTCTGTTGCTTTCTTCGTTTGCCAGAGCGAAATGGTATTTAATATAAAACCTATTATAGCAATAATCACTGTGACATAGAGTGTCCAGATTTGGACATTTTCATTAGTAATTGGCGACATGAAATTCACCTCCTTTCTGCTTTTATTATAGCAAAAAGGAGAGAGAAATAGAGAGGAGAGAATATGAGCCAACAACATAAAAAATGGATTCAACTTGTCAAAGACAAATTGAATTTAGAAGGAATGACACAAACACACCTTGCTCGTGCTTGTGGAGTGAAGAAATCTACCATTTCAGAATTATTGAAATACGGTAAAGGTAGCGACAAATTAAAGAACCGAGTTTGCGACGTTTTAAGAATTGACGAAACTTGGGTTGAGTTAGGAGAGTAGTATATGAACGAAAAGAAACAAAATAATGATCTCATCAAAGAAATCATTGAGAAACATTTTGAAAATATGGTTGACGATGTTTTGGCACATACAGAAACCTATTATGAAGCTTTAGGAGCTATTGGTTCCATCAAGGGATGCAATATTCCACACATGATTCACCTAGCTGATTGTTTGGGGAAAGCTATCAGAAAACGTGCTATGCAACAAAAAACACCTAATCATAAAAATTAGGTGCTAGAGGAGAGGACTATGAACGAACTAGAAAGAACAGCCCTCAATGAAATACTGAGGACTGTAACATATATTGCAGAGAAGTTGGATGAAATCGAGAATGTTATGCTCACCTATCAAGAAGCTCATAAGCATCCAAAAGATTAAGTTGCATTTCCATATAGTGCAAGAATCCATGAAGGAATTTTTTCAAATCTTGAAGATCCTTATCACTATGTTTTTTAGTATAGTGGGTTTCATCGTTACCTATATAAACAGTTGCAGTTGCAAATGTTTTCAGATTTTGATTGTCAATATAGTTATCAATAACTTGTTTCAGTGGCATTTTAGCAACTTTATCTTTATCTTCCAATTCAAAAGAGATAACAAAGTCCTTTACGAAAAATTCTAAGGATTTGCGAAAACCAATACCAGCTATATGATCAAGTTTTTCTTGCTCAGCTTTAAGTGCTTGAGTATATATCTCTTTTCCTATAGGAGAGAGTTTTGCTAATTCTTTTGATATTGGGATGTCGCTAGGTAGTTCTGGCTTTACATCTAATATATCGTATTTATAATCAATATTTGCGTAACCATCAACAGCTGTTGTAACTTCGACTTCATCAACAAAATAATGATTACATTGTTGACAATAGCGAGTTGCGCAAAATCGATAGTGATTGTTATCTATACTCCGAGTTGTTTCGTTCACGACTGTTGGACAAGTAATATTTTTACAGATTTTACAGGAATCACTAAGCGTGAAATTGGTTATGAAATCTCCAGTTGGTTTTATAGATACATACATTTTCATTTACCTCTTGTTTTTTACTTTATTATACCAAATTTAGAAAGGAATATTATGAACGAAATTTTTAATTTTCACGGGCAGGAAGTCCGTACTTTGATAATTGATGACGAGCCTTGGTTTGTCGGGAAGGATATTGCGGATATCTTGGGATATGCGAATTCAAGAAAAGCAATTTTTGACCATGTAGATGATGACGATAAGACAGATAGGGTAACGATTCGTGACGCCATGGGTAGAAATCAAAACCCTATCATCATCAACGAATCAGGTCTCTACTCTCTTATCTTATCCAGCAAATTGCCTCAGGCTAAGGAGTTCAAGCGCTGGGTGACATCAGAGGTCTTGCCAGCCATTAGAAAGCAGGGTGGATTCATCCGTGAGGATTTGGACGAGGATGCCTTTATTGCTCTATTCACTGGTCAAAAGAAATTGCGTGAGCAACAAGCTACCATGCTTGAAGATATTGACTACCTCAAGAGTGAGCAACCGATTCATCCAAGCTATGCTCAGTCGCTACTGAAGAAGCGTAAAGCTCGAGTAGTTGCTTGCCTTGGTGGTATCGATAGTCCAGCTTACGCTGATAAAATCTTCGCTCAATCGGTATTTAGACAAGCTGAGATTGACTTTAAAGACCACTTCAACATTAGTCGCTATGACTTGCTACCGAAGAAGTTTGCAGAAGCTGCTCTTGCTTACTGGATGACGTGGGAGCCAAGCACCAATACCAAGATGAAAATCATGAAATTGAACTCATTTGACGAAGTGTAGGAGGGGAAGAAGATGGACAATGTTCTACTTTCACTATCTGAATGGATTAGGTCCATTATCAAGGACACAATCACAAGATTGGTTGAAATAGAAAAAGATAGCGACCACTATCCAGAGCTGATGGATGTGAGCACTACCTGCGACTTTTTAGGCATCAACTATGACACGTTTTCAAATAATTATCGTTACATGAAGGGATTCCCAAAAGAACTCCCTGGCAAAAAATGGTCAAAAAGAGCCATCAAAGAATGGCTCTCAAATCAACTATAATAACTTTACTAAAAGGCTTCTGGACAAGGTCTTAGCAAAATTATTTGACTATATTATAGCACAAAAAGAGGATAAAAACATGAACAATTTACAAATTATCGCAGTATGCACAGTAGTTTCAGTAGTCTTGATTGAATCGCTGATGATGAATATCAAGCTTAAAATGGCCATGAGAGCGAAGAAGATTCAATTTCAAGCGCCACAAGTCGAGAAAGGTTTTATCGATTTTAAAACAGGGCGACGTGTGGATATTGATCCCGTGACACGAAAAGAAACATTTGTGGATTAGTAGAGAAACGGAGGGTATCAATGGCTGTTAAAAACAAGCGATACTACTGGATTCAACTCACTCAGGATTTTTTCAAATCTAAAGAAATGAAGTTGCTTCGGAAGATTGCTGGTGGCGATACACACACTATTATCTATCTCAAAATGATGTTGATTAGTTTGGAAGATGGAGGGTGTATCTACTACGATGGTCTCGCTGACAATCTAGCCGAAGAAATCGCTCTTATGATTGACGAGAATGTTGAAGACATCAAAATTACTTTGCTATTTTTGGAAAGTAAAGGTCTGCTGACTAGAAAATCAGATAGAGACTATTTTTTGGAGCAAGTTCCTGAGATGGTAGGTAGTGAAACCGCAAGTGCCAGAAGGGTTCGCAAGTTTCGAGAGAATCAATCAGCGTTACAATGTAACAACGATGAAACAAAGCGTAACGGAGATATAGAGAAAGATATAGATACAGATATAGAGAAAGATATAGATACAGAGATAGAGAAAGATATAGATGAAAATCCAGTCGCACTCATCGTCGAAGAATATCAATCTCGTATCGCTCCGTTGGATGGAACTCAATTTGAACTCTTAAAAGAGTTCATCACTTTGGATGGTATGGAAGCGAAAGTTGTCCTGAAAGCAATTGGTCTTGCTGCTGACAATGGTAAAAGAAATTTTAGTTATATCAGAGCGATTTTGACGAATTGGAAGAACGATGGAGCTTTGACTATTGCAGCAGTTGATGAACGTGAGCGAGCGTACAAAGAAAGCAAAAACAGTAAACGTCCAGGTAATCAGAAATCAAATGTTCCTGAATGGTCACAACCTAACTATGTGAATACTACGAGTGAGGAGACCAAGGAAGAACTTGAAAACGGAAACAGGAAATGCTAGAAAGACTTGAGAAAGGAAGAGACTGATGTTTATTTTGAAACATGGAACAAAAGAAGAAAAACCGTACTTGATGTCTGCTAAAATCGGCGTGACTGGAATAGATATCTCATTTTCAGAAGAGAGAGGAGCGATTCGGTTCGTTTCTCGTGCAGTCGCAATGCAGGTGGCCAAGGCACTAAGATCGTTTGGGAATTTTTATGTGATTCAGGTGAAGGGATGATAAATCTATACTTCATTTATAACGGTCACCGCAAGATACTCATTGGGAGTTTTGGCCATATACATAGCGCAATCAATGAATTAAAGAAACATCAAGCTAGTTACTCAGCAATCAGTCATCCGCGATTTCGGAAAAGCATGAGTGGTGAGAACATCAGGATTGACTACGGAGCAGTTGATTGCTACTACTTGATTACGAAGAAAACGGAGGAAACGAATGGCTAGAGATATTTTAACCGATTTAGCATTTGAAAACTTATACAAAGCTGTAGCACTTCCAGATTGGAAAGAATCTGATGAAGTAATTCTTGTTAGCTTAGCCAATAGGGAACAAATAGAGTCAGATGAAAGACACCGATTAACTGAAAATTGCAGATTTTTTGGTGATCGAATTTGTATCTTCTGTGAACAAGTGAAGAAAAATAATTACATTACGCTACACAAATCTAAGTTAGAAAAGATTATTAAAGCGATGGGATCATTTAAAGAAGCGGAAGAAACGGAGGAAAAATAAGATGAATACAAAAATGAATTTGGAAGAAAAGGTTCAACAGTGGTTTGTTGATAGAAATCTACATGAAGCGAATCCTGTCAAGCAGTTCTTGAAGCTTATGGAAGAGTCAGGAGAATTGTTCGAAGGAATTGCAAAGGACAAATCTGAACTGATCTATGATGCACTTGGTGATATCCAGGTAGTAATGATTGGACTTGAACAACAAATCAAGAATGGAGCTCAGATCTCCGCTAACCAACAGGAACTTGAATTGCTGCTGATGGTTTCAAGTTTAGGGAACATCGCTCAGAAGCTATATGCTCATGTCTGTCACAATGAAACGCATATGCCTCTGATTAAGTCTGACTTGATGTTTCTGGACAGCGTGATTAGTTCAGTTTCATTATTTAATGGGACGGACGCAGAAAGTTGCTTGCAGATTGCTTATGATGCTATTAAAGACCGCAAAGGTAAGATGATTGATGGAGTATTTGTGAAAGAGGAGGATTTGGGATGATATCAAAATTTAGAGCGTGGTATGTGTTGGCAGAAGAAATGATTAATGAAATACTGATGATTTCATTTGTCAGAAAGGAAATCATAGGGAAGTTTAGCGATGGCTCTACATCAGTTCCGTTGAAATTTGAAGATAAGCGAAATGGAGAAGATGTTATCCTCATGCAATCAACAGGAATCCTTGACAAGAATAGTCAGGAAATCTTCGAGGGGGATGTCTTAAAATTTAATGATGAGTGGGATGAATATTGTCACGAGGGTTATGTAGATGGCTCAGTAGAAGGTATTAATTTCGTTGAAGTGGTGAGAGGTGAAGCTTGTTTTGAGTTCGGGAAAACTAAATATCCCGAATCATCTCTATTCATACGTATGGAAGATGAACATCTTAATTTCGCTGAATTGATAAAGAGTAGAGACTTTGAGTTTGAAATCATCGGCAACATCTACGAAAACCCAGAACTTTTGGAGGGCAAAGAGTGAGATATTTTAAAGTCCTATGTATTGTTTTATTCGCATCCTTCCTCATAGCATGTCACCAGATTTCGAGTGGGACGGTGGTAGATAAGTACATTGATGAACCTCATACAACGTTCATACCTGTTAGTACAGGAAAAAGTTCGGTACTTGTGTCAAGAAGAACCGAAAGAAGATATATTCTGGTCGTTTCTGGATATGTAGGAAATCAGCGCATTGAAGAAACATTTGAAGTGACAGCCGAGGAATACAAATACTATAAAATTGGCAATACTTTTATAAAAGATGCCGTTTTGGAAATTGAAGGAGATAGAGAATGAACATTCAGGGACTAATTGAACGATACGAAAAATTTAAAGCCAGCAAGAAGAAATTGACCTCGGTTGATTTGGTTTTGAAAGACTTACGGGCTTTAGACAAGCCAGAACCGTTGCCGTTCAAATTGAAAGATGTCGTTCGTCGAATCAGAGGGTTTGATCCAACAACTCAAACTAGATGGCTTAATGACATTCTAAAAGAATTAGGGGACGACTACGGTTCAATGAAATATCGCAGCGGTTACGAACAAGGTAAACTTGAGGGAGCATGGGTTGGCGAACAATTGAAAGATGCTGATAAGATTCGGCAAGAATTGAATAAAGTGCTTCTACCTAATTTTATGGATGACTGGATTTTCGAATGCCAACTTTTAAAAGATTTTAGTTTGCGTGATGCACTAGATAGTAACAAGATCCATATCTACGCTAAAGAAAGCGAATTAGTGAAGAAATGGCTTAATGACAAAAATAACCAAGAACTTTTCGCTCGAGCGTGGTTGACTGACTATGAGGCCGAGAAAGAACCAAAATACAAAGTCAAGTTAAAAAATACAGATGATTATCTAAATCAAACAGAAACTGGATTCCATTTTTTTAACAATTGGGAAAACAACGAAAAATTTACACGAAAGGAACTAGAATATTCTGGTTTTGGCTGGGTATTCGATTGTCCTGGCGTGAAAGTTGAAGAGGTGAAGTAATGATTATCAAGAATTACAAATATGATTATTCAGGCGGCAGAATCTTCTACACAATTGATGTAGATGGCTATGAACAAACTATGGAACATACAAAGACAGAGTACGGAAGTGTACAAAGAAACGATATTGATGATTTCTTGGGTACGGTCGAGGAATACGACTTTCAAGAAGCTGAGATTATTGAGGCATTCGTTGACTTTCAAAATGATTTGCTCTTGTATGGAATTGATTTTGAATTGAGAAATGAGGTGGAGTGATGAAAGAAGTTATTATGGCTACGTTGCCTAACAAAGAATTGAACAGATTGATAAAAATTGAATTGACGGTCCAAACAATGATTGACCGTGGACTTATTGACGAAGAGCAGTTTAATGAAATTATGGCTGAAGAAGAGTAAGGAGGGCACAGAATGAGACGTTTTATCGTAATTTGGATATTATTGTCTGCTGGATTAAATATTTGGCAGAGTATCCACATTAAAAAACTAGAAGCAAAGCGCCCGATGGTTATCTATCGATCCGATAATCAAGGTGCAGAAATCAAAGGCAGAATCTTACAAAAGGAGAAGATTGGCGACATGTACACTATCACAGTGCAAAATTACGGAATATTCGTAGTTACTCAAACAAACTATGAATCTCTTAAAATAGGAGATGAGGTAAGATTGTAATGGCAAAGTACAAGAAACCAACTTACATCATCATTCAGGAAGCAATGGCAGAGCGCATTAGATTTCTGGAAGATGAACTGTACGAAAGGGCCTATAAAGATATTGAGAAGCTAGAAGCTCAAAATGATTTCTTAAAAGGTCTTTGTAACAATCAACTTGAAATCATCATGGATTATGAATGGAAGCAGATGCAAGAGCAGGCTGAGTTCATAAAGGCTAATACTAGAAAGTGGAGAGCAAGATGCAGCTAAGATTGAAAGAACTTAGAGAGGACCTAGGCATATCTGTCAAAGATATGGCTAGGGATACAGGTGTTTCTCAAAACACAATTCATTTGTATGAGAGAGGTGGATATCCGTCGATTAAGAAAATTGAAATGATTGCTAAAACCTATGATGTAAATCCTGCGTGGCTTGTTGGGTGGATAGATGATGAAATGATGCCTGGAGTCCAGGTCATTGAAAAAGTGGTCTATAAAGAAAGTCCAACAGCAAGATTGCCAGATTATTTCAACAACAATAACGAAGGTAAGATTATCAAGTGGAAACAGTCACGAAGATATCGAGGAGGTAGAATTTGAAGAAATTGAGCGACGAAGACCTCAAAACATTAGACAGAGAACTTTTCAAATTTCAAAACATTCAACGTACAATAGATTTGAGAAGGCTAGAATTAGAAACTCGAAACCCAGATGCTCAGAGTGGTCCTATCGTAGGAATAAGCAAACCTACCGAAACTATCGCAATCAGAATCGCAGATGATCCAACCTTGAAATTTCTCGAAGGGTTCAAAGCTATTATTAACAAACTCCTGATCAATCTAGTTGATGAAGATAAGGAAATCTTTAATTTGCGCTGGAGATATCCTCAACTGAGATGGGAAGAAATAGCAGAACAGAAATTCATGAGCAAAGCTACAATCTATCGACGTAGAAGGATTATCCTAGAGCAGTATGCTATACTGAAAGGTGAGTTGTAAATAAGATTGAGACAAAAGACATCTTGAAGTCTCACGAAAAAAGGTCTATTATGATAGCATGAACTTCTGAAACAAAAACACACATCAAACTTGAGGAGTCATTCTTAATTCTAGTCAAAAAGTTGTCCAACAGAAGTATCGTCAAGAGTCAGCAAATGCTGGCTTTTTGTTTTGCAGAAAGGAGGTAGAACATGGAATTTGTATCACCGATAAAAGATAATGACGACATTCAGGCAATGAAAGATTATCTCAGAGAGTGGAATGAGATGTATTATATGCTATTCATTACAGGCCTGAATACTGGCTTGCGAGTCGGAGATATACTTACCTTGAAAGTTAAAGATGTTCAAGGTTGGCACATCAAACTGAGAGAACGGAAGACTGGCAAGCAGATAACAAGACGGATGACAAAAGAGCTCAAGAAAGAAATGAGGAGATATGTCGAGGACAAACCATTTCATCATTTCTTATTCAAGAGTAGGCAAGGAAAAATAAAGCGATCACTCGTGAGCGAGCCTATCAAATTATTCATGAAGCAGCTGAAGAACTTGGCATTGATAATGTTGGCACACACACAATGCGCAAGACATTCGGCTATAAATATTACAACAAGACAAAGGACGTAGGAACTTTACAGAAAATGTTCAATCACTCATCACCTGCGATTACCCTGAGATACATAGGGATAGAGCAAGCAGAGCTTGATGACGCACTACGGAACTTTGTCATTTAATTTTTTTAGATATTACTTTCACATAATGAGTTAAGCATAAACTGAAAAAATGAAACGCTTTAAAACCTATGATTAGTAAGGGTTTGAGATTTAGAGTGAGTTTAACAAAATATAAGATATGTGAAAGTGAGGGATAAAAATACACTAATCACAGATACAAGAGAGGTAAAAGAAATGTATCCAAAATTTAGAGTCTGGAATCATAAAAAGAAAAATGATTTACAAAGTCATGGTAGGAAATTGTGATCCAAATGACAAGAATTGGACGTGCCCAGTAGTTTACGAAGAAGGTATTGGTTGGTACCACTTCGAGGACTTTAAATATATTACACAATCAACACACACATTCGACCAAAATAAAAAGAAATATTTGAAGGAGACGTTCTTCAAATCGAACAAATAAAAGCCATTGTTCGTTTCGGTCTATATCGTTATTACGAAGGGCGAAAATTATTTTATGGGAACGGATTCTATTTCGAATGTTTGAATGTTATGGATCCAGATTGTATTGCACCATTTGAAACAAATATCTTAGCGACTGCTAAAATTATTGGAAATATCTTTGAGAATCCTGAACTAAGCAAAAATTTTGTAGGATATAAACCGAAATGAGACAAAAGACATCTTGAAGTCTCACAAAAAAAGGTTTATTATGGTAGCATGGTTTTCTTGTATGAGAGGGGATAGGTCACTGGCCTGTCCCTTTTAGTATTGGAAAGGAGGTTTGCCATGTACAACAAACCTATCAGACCATCCTTGAAGTCTAAGAAGTGGGAGAAGTTCCGTGATAGGATAATGCGTAAGCATGATTATCTTTGTCAAGAAAGTTTGCGTTACGGAATTTCTGTTCAAGCAGAAATGGTTCACCATATCTTTCCTGTATCTGAATATCCTGAACTTGAATTCGTTGAATGGAATTGTTTGCCGTTGACGAATAAGAAACACAATACGTTTCATGATAGAGTGAACGATAGAGTAATCAACCAAGGCTTGTACTGGCAGAAAAAGAGAAAAAAGAATTTTTAAATTTTTCAAAAATGAAAAATGAAAATTCTTAGTCCCCCCTCTTTTTAAAAAATCATTTTGGCCAGTAGGGTACCGGTGAAGGGAACTTTTTCCAAGTCGGGGGCCTTCAAACAAAAGGGGGTAAAACTAAGCGATTTTGACGAAAGGAGGTAGTTTTTGGCTAAACCAATTACAGCGAAGTCGATTAAGTCAAAAGTGGTCAAGCAGATGAAAGAATTGGGCACTTATCGTAAAGAGTTCGAAATGATCATTGACATTTTTGCTGGCATGCTATACCAGTATCAGAAACTTGCTCAAGATTATGCTGATATGGGTTATCCAGTAACAGACACCTACGTCAATAAGGCTGGTGCTGAGAATGAGCGCAAAGTTCCAATCTTGACAGCGATGGAAATTTTGAGGAAAGATATCCTCAGCTACTCTAATCAGTTGATGATGAATCCTAAGTCGCTCGGTGAGGTAGTAGAACAAGAAGGTGATTCAGTTCTTACTGAGGTCCTGAAGTTCAAAAACGAAATCAAGAAGAAGCGAGTGACTGCAAATGGGTAATCTTGATAAAGCGAAAGAGTATGCTCGGCACGTCATTTCTCACAGAGAGGAACATTGCGAGGAGAATATTCTTGCTGCTGAAAGGTTCATTCGTGATCTTGATAATCCCGAGTTTGAAATGGATGAGGAAATCGTTGATTTCGTTATTCACTTTATAGAGAACACTATAGTCCATCAGCAGGGTGATGATATGTTTGCGGTATCCATCCGTAACAAGCCATTACTCTTGCAACCGTGGCAACATTTCGTAGTTGTGAATCTTTTTGGGTTCTACTATACGGGTACAAATGAGCGCAGGTTCAAAGAAGCGCTTATCATGCTCGCTCGTAAGAATGGGAAGACCTCATTTACTGCTGCAATCGCACTTGCTTATCAGATATTAGATACGGATAGCGGTTCAAAATGTTACATCGTGGCAAACTCGGTCAAGCAAGCTATGGAAGCCTTTGGATTCTTGAAGTTCAATGTGGAACGATGGAATGACAAGAACATTCGTATCAAGGATAATAACCAAGAGCATTCTATCACTGCCAATTTTGGTAATGAGGGTTCTTTCTTTATCCAGGCATTGGCAAATGATGAGAGTCGTCTGGACTCATTGAACGGTAACGTAATTATCCTAGACGAAGCTCACACGATGAGAAACAGTAAGAAATACGGACTTATGAAGAAAACAATGTCAGCATACCGAAACAGTATGCTTTTTGTTATCTCTACGGCTGGGGATATTCCTACTGGTTTCCTTGCTAACCGTCTGAAATACTGTCAAAAAGTCCTCAAGCAATTGGTCAAGGATGATTCCTTATTCATGTTTATCTGCAAAGCTGACCAGACTACCGATGGAGACGTGGGGGATTACCTGGACGAGAATGTTCTTAAGAAAGCCAATCCCTCGTGGGGTGTGACGGTGTCGCTCAAGGCTCTGAGAGAAGAAGCAGAGCAGGCTATGAATGATCCACAGACAAGAAATGAGTTTTTCAACAAGACTTTGAATGTCTTTACAAACTCAATGAACGCTTATTTCAATCCTGATGAATTTATTGCTTCAGACAGTTGTTACGATTGGACTTTGGAAGAACTGGCACGCTTGCCTATTCAGTGGTATGGTGGAGCAGACTTGTCAAGGTTGCATGACTTGACCGCTGCGGCTCTTTATGGTGTCTATCATGACGGCGAGAAAGATGTTGATATCTGTATCACACATGCTTTCTTTCCTCGTGTAAATGCTCAGAAAAAGGCCAACGATGACGGGATTCCACTCTTTGGCTGGCAGTCTGATGGTTGGCTGACGATGAGCAATACTCCGACCGTACTCTATGATGATATTGTTAAATGGTTCATCAAGATGAGGGAGAAAGGGTTCAAGATTGCTGCTGTCGGAATGGATAGGAAGTTTGGCCGTGAGTTCCTGACGAAGATGAAACAAGCTCGCTTCAAGATGATTGACCAACCTCAGCTTTTTTATCTGAAATCAGAGGGGTTCAGACGGATTGAGTTCAAAGTTAAGAATAAAGAATTTTACTATCTTCATTCGGACGCTTACGAATACTGTGTGAGCAACGTTAGAGCAATTGAGAAGGTGGATGATGCCGTGCAATATGAAAAATTAGATGGTGACGGTGGTACTGCAAGGATTGACTTGTTTGATGCTAGCGTTTTTGCTTGCATTCAGGCTCTTGCTAATCTTGGTAAGAATCAGAATGTCATGAGCTTCTTTGATTAGAGAAAGGAGGTGAGGAAAGATGGGGCTTTTAGATAGGTTTTTGAAACGTGGTAAGAGTCGAGGTGGAACGAATGTTATCACTCATTCAGATTTTGGGCTTTATATCGACGGTGATAGCTATGTGCCACTGGCTCGCAATCCTGATGTGATTGCTGCGGTCAATAAGATTGCTGACATGGTGTCGAACATGACTATTCACTTGATGGAGAATACCGACAAGGGCGACATCCGAATTAAAGACGGACTAGCTAGAAAAATCGATGTAAATCCATGCGACAACATGACTCGCAAGACTTGGATTTTCAAGATTGTGCGTGACCTGTTGCTATTTGGTGACGGAAATTCGGTTCTTCATGTCGAATATGATCCTGTGAATGATTATATTTTGAACCTGAGACCATTCGCAATGAGTGAGGTCTCTTTCAAAAGTGATGATGTTGGTTATATCGTGAATTATCGTGGTATCGACTACAACCCAAGCGAAATCGTGCACTTTGTAATCAACCCAGATCCAGATAATCCATTTGTAGGGACTGGCTACAGGCTTGCTCTGAGGGATATTGTTAGGAATTTAAACCTTGCTACTCAAATCAAAAAAGGATTTATGAATGGCAAGAATGTTCCTAGCTTGATTGTTAAGGTTGATTCTTCGAATGGAGAGTTGGGCACACAAGAAGGACGTGACAAGGTTGCTAAGAAATACTTAACAACAAGTCAAGCGGGTGAACCGTGGATTGTTCCAGATGCTTTGCTAGAGGTTGAACAGGTCAAACCACTTAGCTTAAAAGATATAGCTATCAATGAATCTGTTGAAATTGACAAGAAAACAGTTGCTGGGCTTTTGGGAGTTCCAGCTTTTATTTTGGGAGTTGGTAGCTTTGACAAAGAAGAATACAACAACTTTGTCAATACAACGGTCATGAGCATTGCTACGACAATCACTCAGACCTTAACGAGAGACTTACTCGTTTCAAATAATCGGTATTTCAAACTTAATGCTCGCTCGCTTTATTCGTATGACATTACAGAGTTATCTTCAGTTGCTGAACAGATGACTAAAAGCATGGCAATGCGTCGAAACGAGTGGAGGGATTGGCTTGGGATGCCGCCTGATCCTGATATGGATGAGCTCCTTGCTCTTGAAAACTATATCCCACAAGACAGGCTTGGGGACCAGAAGAAACTGAAAGGGGGTGAGGAAGAGAATGAACAAACGGAATAGTTATCGTACTGCTCAGTTCAAGACACGAGAAGAAAGTGATACTGGTGATTTGATTTTGAGCGGGTACTTTATCAAGTTCGATGAAGTTACTGAATTATGGTCGGGTTACTTTGAGGTAATCAAACGTGAGGGTGTTGAAAAAGCTATCAAAGGAGCTGACATCAGGGCATTATTTAACCATGATGATAGTTTAGTGCTTGGTCGTACTGGTAATGGAACAGTCATTTTGGGAGTTGATGACATCGGACTTTACGGCGATATCATCATCAACAAGGATGATCCGCAAGCTGTTGGGGCCTATGCTCGTGTTCAGCGTGGCGATGTGATTGGATGTAGCTTTGGTTTCATCCCAATCAAAATCAATACGGAAGAGCAAGCAGATGGTTCGTACCTGGACACTATCTTAGAATTAGAAATCTTTGAAGTGAGTCCATGTACTTTCCCAGCCTATCCGCAAACGGAAATTGCTGCACGACAGAAAGACTTTGAAAGTCAACAGCGTGCCAATCGTGAAGCGCTGGACAAGCGCAAGAAAGAAATTAAGGAGAAATTTAATTTATGCACAAATCATTGATTTTAGGCGCTCGTATGCGCAACAAAGCAGACAAAGTGGTAGAGCTTGAAGAATCAATCAAAGAATTGAACAAGCGTTCTGAACTTGAAGCGAAGAAATTGGATCAAGCTGGAAATGATGAAGAAGTTTCAGCGGTTGAAAAGAACCTTGAACAAATCCAGAAAGAATTGGATGAAAAGGAAGCAGAAAAAGAACAACTTGAAAAAGAAATCGAAGATTTGAAAAATCAAGTTGAAGAACTAAATCGTAAAGCACCGACTTATCCAAGCAAAGAACATCGTGGAGGACAAAAATTGGAACAACGTGACGCAGTACTAGAATTCATCCGCTCTCGTGGACAAAAACGCACAGGTGTTAAAACAACAGATGTAGGAGCGATTATTCCGAAAGAGGTTTTGGAACCACAAAAACACCTGAACGTCAGAACCCGCTGCTTAATCTAATCCATATTGTAAAAGTAACAAGTGGCTCAGGTACTTACCCAGTCATGAAGAAATCAAATCGTAAGATGACAGAGGTTGGTGAACTTGAAGAAAATCCAGAATTAGGAAAACAAAAATCACTGAAGTTGATTACAAAATTAAGACATACCGTGGGGAACTTCCTATCTCTCGTGAAGCGATTGAAGATGCACAATATGACCTTATTGGAATCATGCAGGAAGATATTCAAGATCAGGACGAACAAACAAAATTGGCAATTGTTGCGGATGTTCTGAAAACTGCAAAAGTTGTAAATGCTAGCGGTTATGATGGACTTAAAGATATTTTGAATACTAAGATTTCATCTGTTTATAAAAAATCTCTTGTTGTTACTGACTCTATGTTCAACGCATTGGATAAAGTTAAGGACAAGGACGGCCGCTACATGCTTCAACCTGACATCACTTCACCAACAGGCTATTCATTCTCTGGAAAAACTATCTACCCTGTTGATGACACTCTTTTGGGTCAAGAAGAGGAAATGAAGTATTTTATCGGAGATGTTGAATACTTCCTTACATTGTTTGACCGTATGGAATTGAGCGTGGATTGGGAAGACAATCACAAATTTGGTAAAAACCTTGCATCATACCTACGTTTTGACATCAAGAAGACTGATGAAGATGCTGGGGTATTCGGAACCTACACTGATGTTGTAGCTTAAGGAGGTGGCGAATGAGCTATAAAGTAATCCGTCCTTTCAAGGACTTGGCTGATCCTGAAAAACATGACTATGCTGTTGGCGATATCTTTCCTCGTGAAGGATATGAGCCCACAGATAGCTTTACCAATGGCCTTTTGACTGGTTCTAACACTGCTGGCTCTATCTTCCTTGAGGTTTTGGGAGATGATGAGCCTAAGAAACCAGCTCCTGAAACAAAAGAAGTTAAGGAAGAGCCCGCAGTTGAGCAGGAAGAAACAGTTAAGGAAACAGTTAAGGAAACAGTTGAGGAAACTGCTGAAGAGCCTGCTAAGGAAGTTGAGGAGTAAGCATGGATGAAGGTCAGCTTTTAGAATTGCTGAAGCTTAAGCTGGGTATTTCAACCAGCTTGAGAGACAAGCCGTTAGAAAAAATCATTTCAAGTGTCATCACTGAATTGACCGATAACCTCGGTATCGAGCTTGTTGGTGAGCGTGCTGACCATGAAATGTTTATCGTTGACTATGCTGCCTATCGCTATGAGGGTGGGGTGGATATGCCACGTCACCTCCAATGGCGACTGCATAATTTACAGATAGCATCAAAGAAAGAGGTCAAGAATGTGGAATCATGAAATCAAACTGATCTCTAAAAAAGTCACAGGTAAGGACAAGTTACTACAACCAATCTCTGAAGATGTTGAAGTTACTCTCTTATGTCGCAAAAAGAGGGTTACTCGCTCTGAATTTTATCAGGCGAACCAAGCAGGGCTAAAACCGAGCTTGGTTGTTGAGATTCGAAATTTTGAGTATGAGAATCAGGAGTTTGCGGAATTTGAAGGCAAGCAATATCGTATCTTGAAAACCTATCCTATCGATTCTGAAATTTTAGAGTTGACTTTGTCAGAGGTCTTGAAATGAGTAATGACCTTGCTGATTTGATAGCGAAAGAGCTTGCAGCATACTCTGACGAGGTTACTGAAGAAGTGGATAATATTGCAGAACAAGTGGCTGATGAGACTGTGGATGAGTTGAAAGAGACAAGTCCGAAACGGTACGGAAAGTATCGTAGAAGTTGGAAAAAGAAGAAGTTGGCCAATGGCTCTTTTGTTGTGTTCAACGCAGTTGCAAGTCTTACTCACATACTTGAAAACGGGCACCTTTCAAGAAATGGTGGTCGTGTCGCTGGTATCGTCCACATCAAGCCAGCTGAAGAAAAAGCAATTCAGAACTTTGAGAAGCGTATCAAGGAGATTGGGAAATGAAGCTATCAGACTTTGCTGCTATTTTGGAACAGGCAAACTTGCCTGTCACTTATCGAGCGTTTAAAACTGGGAACGCTCCTGACCTACCTTACCTGGTCTATTATGAATCGAGTCCAGCCATCAATGCAGCTGACAACACGGTTAATCATCAGATTAAGAGCGTGACAGTAGAGCTAGCTTTTGAGAGTAAGGATGAAGATTTGGAAGAACGTCTGGAAGAGCTGTGGACAACCCACGAGCTCTTTTTCGATGTTCAAGAAGAAACATTTATCGAGACTGAAAGACTCTATGTCAAGTCTTATACGGTCTATCTATACTAAGGAGGAATGACATGACTCAAGAAAATAAAGTAACCTTTGGCCTAGAAAATGTACATATCGCACCTATCAAGACACTTGCAGCAGATGGAGTTATTACTTACGGTGATATTTTTCGTTTTCCTGGAGCAATGGAGCTGACACTTGATACTAAAGGGGAAACAACCCCTATCAAGGCAGACAACAAGGATTACCATTTCATGAATTCAAATGAAGGATATGAAGGTAAACTTAAAATCCCGCACATCATTGATGAATTTGCAACAAAAATTCTTGGTGAAATCAAGGATCCTCAGACTGGTGTCATGACCGAAAAAGCAGATGCGAGCTTGACAGAGTTCGCAATGATGTTCGAGTTTGCTGGTGACAAAAACAAGACTCGCTATGTGATGTACTACTGCTTTGCTAGTCGCCCATCTCTTGGTTCAAAAACTAAGAATGGGACATCAACAAACGAACGTGAGCTTAGTTTTAAAGCTAGCCCACGCCCGTTGGACACAGTTGTTAAACGTTCAATCACATCAGCTGATAACAAGGATGCGTATGACAACTGGTTCAAGAAAGTGTATGAACCTACTGCGGTGGCGGCTTAAGGAGAAAATCTATGCGTAAAATCGTTTTGGTTGGCGATCAGGAGTATGAGTTAGGCACAAATGCCTTTGCTCCTCTCGCTTATAAGCAGCAATTTGGGAAAGATTTTTTTCAAGAGATGTTCTTGATGTCGAAAAATCAATCACTCATGAATGCATTGAGTAAACTGGAAGGCGACAAGGAATTGAAAGCTACTGACATTGATACTTCAATATTGGAAGAATTTGATATGACCTTCTTTTACCGTCTTTTTGGGTTTTCGCTAAAATAGCAAATCCTCACATCAAGCCTTATGAACAATTCTTCATGGAAATGGAAGTCTTTCCGATTCAGGAAGTTGGGCCTGTGCTGATGGAAATGCTGAATGCGAGTGTGACGACAAAAAAGCACCAGATGAATCAGAATCAGCTAGCGAAGAAATCTTCACAGTAGAGTCCTATTTGTCCTGTTGTAAAGAAACTGGGTTGTCTATTGATGATCTAAAGCACATCTCAATCGGAATGGCTCTGGATTATCAGACGGATTATGTGAATTTACGGAGCGAGGACAAAGGTGGTGAACGGAAGGCCACGCAAGCTGATTTTGACAGTTTTTAAAGAAAAAACGAGTGCTGAGAGAGCGATTCTGAGACCAAGTTCCTTGGTCTGGCTGCATTATCAGTGGTAGAAGTTCTCTCAGCGCTTTTCTATTTTTTATGAAAGGAGGAAATATGGCAGGAAATATCAAAGGTATCAAAATTGAAATTGATGGCGACACGCAACCTTTACAGAAGGCGCTGAAAAATGTCAATAAGGCTGCTACTGATGCAAGTCAGGAGTTGAAACAGATTGATAAGGCCTTGAAGTTTGATACAGGAAACGTAACGCTCCTGACTCAGAAGCAAGAAGTCTTGCAAAAGCAAGTTGCAACGACCAAGGAGAAGCTAGAAACTTTGAGACAAGCTCAGTCTCAGGTGGAACAGCAGTTCAAAAATGGTGATATCGGCGCTGATCAGTACCGAGCTTTTCAACGTGAAGTTGAAACTACCAAGAATGTCCTTAAAGGTTACGAAGGCAAACTTGCTAATGTCAACCAGGCACTTGCTGAGAATGGGAGTGCTACTCAGAACAACAAGAACCAATTAAAAGAATTACAAAATGAGCAGAAGCAACTGGCTAGCGAGAATGAAAAAGTAGTTAGTTCATTCAAATTGCAAGAAAGTCAGCTAGGAGCTAACGCAAGTGAAGCTGACAAGTTGGCACTTGCTGAGAAAAGGATTGGAGCTCAATCTGATATTGTTGCTCGGCAGATTGAAAATCTAGAAAAGCAATTAGCTCTTACAAAGCAAGAGTATGGTGAAAATTCAGCTGAAGCCAATAAAATGGAAACACAGTTGAATCAAGCTAAAACAGCTTACTCGAATCTCTCTCAAGAGATGAGTAACCTTGGGAATGCTGGCAAACAAGCGAGCGGTTCTCTTAGCGAAACAAACAATCTCTTAAAAGCTGAATTGCTCAATCAATTTTCTGAAAAGCTATCAGATATCAGTCAAAAGTTGGTTGATTTTGGGAAGAGTGCTTTGGAAGCTTTTCGTCAAGTTGATGAAGGTATGGACATCATTGTCACTAAAACTGGCGCTGGTGGAAAAGCACTTGAAGACATGCAAAAAATTGCAAATGATATTGCAACGGAGCTACCAACAGACTTTTCAACTGTTGGGAATGCCGTTGGAGAAGTCAACACACAATTTCAATTGACCGGAGAAGCATTGAAAAACGCTTCAGAGGATGTTATCAAATTTTCAGAAATAAATGGTTCTGATGTAACCAATGCGACCATACAATCAAAACAAGCATTGGAAGCTTATGGATTGTCTGTCGAAAATTTATCTGCTGTTTTAGATTCGACCACTTTCGTGGCTCAAGCTACAGGTGTTTCGGTAGATGACCTGATGAAAAAGGCAACTGACGGTGCACCTCAAATTAAGTTGCTAGGTCTAAGTTTTGAAGAAGCGGTCACCCTTATTGGCCAATTGGAGCAACATGGTGTTGATTCATCTGCTGCATTGTCTGGTTTGACAAAGGCTGCAGGAGCTTATGCCAAAAAAGGCAAATCTATGACAGAGGGTTTGAAAGAAACCATCGATTCTATCAAAAATAGTAAGAGTGAGACAGAAGCTCTTAGCACTGCGATGGAAATTTTTGGAGCCAAAAAAGCTCCTCAAATGGTTGACGCAATTAAACGTGGAGCACTAAGTTTTGAAGAATTAGGATATACATCCCAAGTATCAGCCGGACTAGTATCCTCAACATACGAATCTACGCTTGATCCTATTGACAAATTTAAAACAGCTCAAAATTCAGCTACTTTGGCCATGTCTGAACTAGGCGCTGCGATTGCAGAAGTCTTGGCCCCTGTTTTTGAAATGCTAGGGAATATCGTCAAGGGTTTTGCTGAATGGTTTGGTGGCTTACCTGGACCGATTAAAGAGTTTGTAGTGGTTATGGGTACTGTTGTAGCTATTGTAGGTGTAATTGTCCCTATATTTTTAACACTACAAGCGGCTGCAACTGCTTTGGAGATTTCGATTGGTGCAATGATTACAGCTGCTCTCCCAATTATTGGAACAGCTTTAGCGATTGCTGCTGCTGTTGCAGGAGTAGTAATTGCTTTAAAATATCTCTGGGATACAAACGAAGGTTTTCGTGAAGTCGTTACAACCGTTTGGAATGCGATTCTTGAAGTCATCAACACAGTCGTATCAGAGATTTCTAATTTTGTTATGAGCATCTTTGGGACGGTTGTTACTTGGTGGACGGAGAATCAGGAACTCATCAGGACAAGTGCTGAGACTGTCTGGAATGCCATTTATACGGTCATCAGTACAATACTGGATATACTTGGCCCCTTGCTCCAAGCTGGCTGGGATAACATTCAACTGATCATTACAACAACTTGGGAAATCATTAAGACTGTTGTTGAGACTGCAATAAACGTTGTCCTTGGTATCATTCAAGCAGTTATGCAGATCATCAATGGTGATTGGTCAGGCGCTTGGGAAACTATTAAGGGGGTATTCTCTACTGTATGGCAAGCTATCCAAAGCATTGTCCAGACCATTTTTTCAGCTATCCAGAGCTACATTTCAAATGTTCTCAATGGTATTTCAGGAACTGTATCAAATATTTGGAACGGCATCAAGGATACTGTATCAAATGTGTTAAATGCTATATCTAGTACTGTATCGAGTGTTTGGGAAGGCATCAAGAGTACCATTTCAGGTGCAATCAACGGTGCAAAAGATGCCGTATCTTCAGCTATTGAAGCCATCAAAGGATTGTTTAACTTCAACATCAGCTGGCCACACATCCCACTACCTCACTTTTATGTGAGTGGTTCGGCCAATCCATTAGATTGGTTGAGTCAAGGTGTTCCAAGTATCGGAATCGAATGGTATGCCAAAGGCGGTATCATGACGAAACCAACTATTTTTGGAATGAACGGTAATAACATGATGGTTGGTGGTGAAGCTGGGAATGAAGCAGTATTACCACTCAATGATAAAACACTTGGAGCCATTGGTCGAGGTATCGCTCAGACAATGGGTGGAACTTCACCCACCATCAACATTACCATTACTGGCAACACTGTAAGAGAAGAAGCTGACATCAGTCGTATTGCTGATGAGGTAGCGCAGAGGATTGCTGACGAGTTGCAACGGAAGACACAATTGAGAGGAGGGTTTACATGATAAAACATAATGAGCTTGTGATTGACGGTGTGAGAACATCGTCTTTTCCCTTTAAGGTCATTGTCCATGATTCTCCCTCAATCGCTCTAGGAGACAGCAAGACAGCTCTTTTGGAGCATGGTGGTATCAGTGGAGCAATCATTCAGACAAACAAGCATAGGGAACCGATCAAGAAAACTTATACGATTTACTTGGTCAAACCTACCGAAGAACAGATGAACCAATTTATGAGTTTGTTTATCCGTGAGAAGTTTTGGCTAGAGAGTGAGCGAATCAAAACAACTCGTCTTTGGTGCTATAAGGTCAATGTGAGCGACCTTGAAGAAGTGCAACCTGGTCTTTACATGACCAAAGCAACCTTCACTTGCCATCCTACAAAATACTTTAAAGGCACCGATACACAGAGATTGACAAGAAGTGGGACTTTGACCGTTCAAGGTTCTGCTCTTGCTTTTCCTAAAATTACAATCGTTGGCCAGAGCGCTGCTGAGACTTCGTTTACAATCGCTGGTCAGGTCATTCGTCTTGAAAAGCTCTCAGAATCGCTTGTGATGGTCAATAATCCTGACAATCCTAGCTTTAAAACGACAACAGGGAAGCCAGTGAAATGGTCAGGTGATTTTATCACAGTTGATCCAGCGAAACTTAAGAATGTTGGGGTTGTTTTGGGTCCAGGTATTCAATCGCTTGAAATCGAGACGGTTTGGGGGTGGGCATAATTGCTTTATTTACTTAATAAAGATGTGAGGACTGTTCGTTGGAACGGGGAGCCACTTCATGAAGCGACTTCGGCGATTGTTAAAGAGATCATGAATGGCGATTTCACCTTAACTGTGAAATATCCTATTTCTGATTCTGGCATTTATCAGCTCATCAAAGAAGATATGCTGATAAAGGCTCCGACTCCTGTTCTTGGTGCGCAGCTATTTCGTATCAAGAAACCCGTTGAACACAATGACCATCTGGAAATCACAGCCTATCACATCTCAGATGATGTGATGCAACGTTCTATCACACCAGTAAGTGTGACTAGTCAGAGCTGTGGCATGGCTCTTTCTCGCATGGTTCAAAACACCAAAACCGTTTTGGGAGATTTTTCTTTCAATAGCGATATCCAGGACCGTAGAACCTTCAATACGACTGAAACAGAAACTCTGTACTCTGTATTGCTTGATGGCAAGCATAGTATCGTCGGGACGTGGGAAGGTGAGCTGGTTCGTGATAACTTTGCGATGACTGTCAAGAAAAGCCGTGGTGAGAATCGTGGTGTTGTTATCACGACACACAAGAATCTGAAAGAATACCAACGCACAAAAAACAGTCAGAATGTTGTCACAAGAATCCATGCCAAATCGACTTTTAAACCTGAAGGTGCTGAAAAGGAAACGACTATCAGAGTAACCGTTGATAGTCCTCTTATCAACTCATACCCTTATATCAATGAAAAAGAGTATGAGAACAACAACGCAAAGAGCCTTGAAGAGTTGCAGAAGTGGGCACAGGCTAAGTTTTCAAATGAGGGCATTGATAAGGTCTCTGATGCTATCAAGATTGAAGCTTATGAACTTGATGGCCAAGTGGTCCATATGGGTGATACGGTCAATCTCAAGAGCTGGAAACATAATGTTGATGTATTCAAGAAAGCTGTCGCTTATGAGTTCGACGCTTTGAAGGAAGAATATATCTCTCTGACTTTTGATGATAAGGCAGGAACTGGTGGTTCTAGAACATCTGGCGGCTTATCTAGCGCAGCAGATGCCATCCTTGGTGTGACAGGAACCGCACAAGAAATAGCCCTTGAAAAGGCTCTTCAAAATGCTGACTTAGATTTTGATCATCAAGCTGGATTGCTTAGACAAGAAATTGCTGACGGAGTCGAACTTGCTAGGGCTAAAGCTGAAGAAGTTAAAAGAGAACTCTCTGACACTATTGACCAACGCTTCAATAGTTTTAACAATGGCCCTCTACAAGAAGCCAAACGCAGGGCTGAAGAAGCCTTGCGAAACGCTGGTGCAGGTAATTTGCTAGCTCAAGAGGCTAAGCGAATCAGTGAGCAAGCAACCGCTGATATAACCAAATTAAAAAACGAGGTCGTTGATGGATATGTCGGCAAGAATACTTACCAAGAAGGAATTCGTGGGATTGAACGACGAATCGAGGAAGTGAAGACATCGACAAATGGCCAAGTTGCTACTCAAATCGCTGAATACAAGCAATCAGTAGATGGCCGATTCACAAGCTTATCTTCTCAACTTGATGGCAAAGCTAATCTTGTAGATTTTCAGCGTGTACAAGAAACAAGCAAACTCTATGAGAGGATTATCGGTAGCAACGAGAATGACATTTCGAATAAGGTTGCTCGCATGGCTCTGACTAATCAACTTTTTCAAGTCGAGGTGGCCAAGTATTCGACGGTAGGCGGTCCGAATATGCTCCGAAATTCGAGAGCGGACAACGGTCTGAAATATTGGACAGAAGCGAATGGTCGTTTGAGTTTTACGGCTCATAGTTACTACTTCAATGGTCAAAAACGCATGTTTGAATTGCGACCTGGAGCTGTCGTTAAAAGTCCACGGTTCATTGTTAAGCGAAATACTGATTATACTCTAAATATTTTAGGGTTCGATAATAACTCAAAATATTTTAGGGTTTATATTAGTAAACGCGTAAAAGGTTATGTCTCAGACTTTCAACAGAGGTTGCTGATATTCAATGGTCAGCCTCAATGGGTTGATGGTCCAGTTTTTGACAACATGAAAGCGGTCAAAAAATCCATTACATTTAATGTCGGTGAATTCGATGAATGTTATCTGCAATTTGAATACGACCGCAACAATCCTAATAAATGGGGCGGTCTGTTCATGACAGAGCTTGATTTCTATGAAGGCACGACTGACCGTCGCTGGCAACCGGCTCCCGAAGATGCGACTCTAGAGACAGACAAGACTCTTGAAGCGACTCAAACAAAAATGACTCAGCTCGCTGGCTCCTGGGCCGTTCAGAACATCAATTCAGCTGGGGATATCATTTCTGGAATCAATCTTGGTTCAAATGGTCAAAATCGTATCTCTGGTAAAGCTACTCATATCACTGGAGAAACCTTGATTGATAATGCAGTCATTAAATCTGCTATGATAGACAAGCTTAAAACCGCTAATTTTGAAGCAGGATCAGTCACGACTACGATTTTAGATGCTGAAGCAGTAACTGCTGACAAGTTGAGAGTTGACCAGGCTTTCTTTAACAAACTGGTGGCAAATGAAGCCTACTTAAGTCAGCTATTTGCCAAGCAAGCCTTCATTAACAGAGTTAAAAGTATCACGATAGATGCAAGTCAGGTTCAGTCAGGTGTTTTGAGTGGTGATAGGATTTACGGTGGGACCATTACAGGTTCAAACATCTATGGTGGAACCTTAACAGGACACACTAAAATCCAACTAGGTTCTTATGGCTCATTCGATACTACAAATGGCGGTTTACAGATTAATGTACCACGAAGCCATAATACTAAAGATGGGTTAGGAGTGCAGTTCATTGGTTCTTATGGTCGCGGCGAAGATGTTCCTTATGGCCTTTTCATTTACAAGGACTCCGATTTTACTACTGGCGGTTACGCAAGTGATAGTAATGAATTCCTACTGACAGTGAGAGGATACATTAAAGCAAAAGGAATCGGCTGGCTCAAGACAGGAAACGGAAGGATTGACGGTGGAACAACCGGTACTATTGGGTTATGGAACTCTGACAATGTATATTTGAGTTTTGGTGGTTCAAGTAATGACATTTATTATAGTTATAACAGCACAGCATATAGCCTGTGGTCAGTTATTAATAAGCATTTCTCAGACAGACGTCTGAAAGACAATATCGTTGATTGCAAGCATAAGGCTCTTGATTATATCCATCAATTCCAGTTTAAGGAATATGACTGGAAGAAGCAAGAGGATAGACCACAACAAGCACACACAAAGATTGGTTTGATTGCGCAGGAAGTTCAAGAGGTAGATCCTACACTTGTTTACGAAAACGGAGATACGTTGAATCTGGACAATCTCAGATTAACTAATATCGCACTCAAAGCAATTCAGGAACTTGCTCTTGAAAATAAAAACTTACACAAAGATTGGAGAACTTAGAAAATGAACGCAGAACAGCTTAACCAAGCTTTACAAATGACAATTAGTGAGATGTCAACATCCTCAACAAATTTGATGATTACAAGTAATCTCTTGAGCATTCAGTTGAATGAGCAAAGGGCAGAGAATCAAAGACTTCAAGCACGAGTGGATGAGCTAGAAGCTCTGCTTGATGAACAAACTAAACCAGCAGAAGGAGAATAGACATGGCAATCAATGGTTATAATCTATCAACAAAACCGTACTTAAGAATTTCTGGTTCTAATGTTGATACCGTGGTAGAAATTCAATTATCAGAAGGAAATCGCTATAGCACTAACTCACGATCATTCCCTGGAGATCGTACAAACGAACCAGAAGACGTCTTGATTCAAGCGGTGCTTGATATCCTGAAAGCCGAACTAGATCCAAGCTCTGCGATTGTGCAGGCGCAAAATAAGCTTGAACAAGCTGAACAGCAGATCGCGCACAACAAGAGCGAACAGGACCGACTCTCTGAACTTATTAAGCGGACTCAAGAGAACGCTCGTTTGAGCGGTAAATTGCTTCATATCATGGTCTTGAACTCGGTTATGAGCAAGAATATCGCTTATGGCACGACTTACAAGGAGTTAGTTGAGTTGATTCCTCTGGCTGAAGTTGGTAAGACCTACTTACCACATGACCTGATTACCATTGAAGACCCTGAACATGTAGAGGTTAATGGTGAAGGCAAGCGTATCTTAATTCAGCTTAATAAGGAGTTTACCTACAACAGCGAACCTGTCAGCGCATTTGTGACAAATGGTACCTTGGAACAAAACGGAACTGGTGTCGCTTGGAAATTTGAAGGGAAAGAATAGGAGAAATATATGAAAATCGAATTGTTTAACTTTTTTAGAAGTCTAATCCAAACAGAAGATGGTTTGGTATTGTACGCTCTAGGCTTAATCGTGATTCTAGAAATCGTAGATTTTGCATCAGGAACCTTCGCAGCGATTGCAAATCCAGAAATTGAATACAAGAGCAAGATTGGCATTAACGGCCTGATTCGAAAAATTCTTGGGGTTCTCTTGTTGATGGTATTGATTCCTATGTCTGTCTTGCTACCTGAGAAGACAGGGTTCGCATTCCTATACTCAATTTACCTGGGATATTTGCTTTTTACTTTCCAGTCGCTCATTGAAAATTACCGTAAGTTGAAAGGGAACGTGACCATCTTTCAACCTATCATCAAGGCATTTGAGCGTTTATCTGGCGATAAAAACGATAAGAATGAAGGAGAACAATAATGGATATTGACACAAGCAGACTACGAACCGATTTACCACAAATTGGCGAACAACCATACCGACAAATTCATGCACATTCAACGGGCAATCCAAATTCAACTGCCCAAAATGAAGCAGACTACCACATGCGTCGTCCTGTTGATTCAGGCTTTTTCTCGCACGTTGTCGGCAACGGCCGTGTGATGCAGACCTGGTACACAGATATGGGAGCATATGATGTAGGAGGTGGCTGGAACGTTGAAGGCTACGGACAAGTAGAATTGATTGAGAGCCATGCTACCAAGGAAGAGTTCATGCGCGATTACAAACTCTATGTTGAACTACTGCGCAACCTTGCTGATGAAGCTGGCATTCCTAAGACGCTGGATTCTGACAGCTTGGCTGGAATTAAGACGCACCAATACTGTACGTATAACCAGCCACGAAATTCAAGCGACCATGTGGATCCATATCCTTATCTTGCAAAATGGGGCATTAGCCGTGAGCAGTTCAAGAAAGATATTGAAGGCGGTCTGTCTGAAGCTGGATGGCGCCAAAATGCTTCAGGCTGGTGGTGGGAGGAGTCAGACGGCTCTTATCCTACGAAAACATGGAAGCAAATCAAGGGAGAGTGGTTCTACTTCAATGAACGTGGATACTGCCTAATCAACCGTTGGTTCAATGACGGCAAAGATTGGTTTTATCTTGACAAACGTGGCGCAATGGTCACAGGCTGGATGTTCCTCAACCATCGCTGGTATTTCTTCAAATCAGATGGTCGTATGGCCACTGGATGGGTAAAATACCGAGAAACTTGGTATTTTATGGAAGAAAAAGATGGTTATATGCTATCTAAACAGTTCATTAAGTCAGGTGATGGCTGGTACTACTTGAAGGCAAATGGTGAATTACACACAGATCCAGCCTTCAAAACCGAACCAGACGGGCTTATCACTGTTGTTGACAAACCGAAAGAAGAAAATAAAACAGAAAGGACTTTCAAATTAGATTACACCAACCGCAGGCAATAGCTTGCGGTTTTTTGTTTGCAATAATAAAAGCAGTGACCGAAATCACTGCTTATCAGCTGTAGCAAATTCATAGAGCTTCTCTGCTGTTAGAAGGGCCATTTTGTCCATGCTTGTTTTTCCTTTTCTAAGGTCAGAAACAGTAGTCCATGGGACTCCAGCACCTTGCGAAATAGCAGATGTAGACATCGAACTGTCTAATAATTCTTGAATAATTTTTCTCATTTTATTTGTCCTTTTTATTTTTTAGATAAATATATACATTGACTACAATTATAAAAACAGCTATTGCACTAACCATTGCTTTTCCTCTTTTCATTTGATAAAATAGAGGTGTGAGGGGCTTTCGCCCCCACCTCTTAGCGTTTACCTTTTCTTTTGCGGGATTCGGGTTTACGCTTTTTGCTTTGCCTTGCGACTGTTATTGCAGTCACCAGACTTGCTATAGCAGTTACCGTTTCAGGGATATTATCTATCGCCTTTTCAAGTAACCTAAGCCAATCTTCTTTGTTCAACTTCCTCACCTCCTTTCCTTATCTTGATTATATTATATCACGGTATACCGAGAAAGTCAAGCGTTTTGATGAAGTTTTTTAAATTTTTCAAAAAAAATAGACCTTGTCCAGAGGTCGTGAAGTTGGAGGGGACACCCTCCGTTTTTGCTTATTTAATAGGAAATAATTTTACCTTTTTCATAATAATCTCCCTATTAAGTCACCACATTCGGTGGCTTTTTTGTGTTGAGAATCATGATATAATAATAAAATCGACAAGTAGGAAAAGAGAAGAACGATGAATTATACAGTTGAAGAAAAAGAAGTCTTTATGAGAGAGGCTTTGAGAGAGGCTGAGATTGCCTTAGAACACGATGAAATTCCAATTGGTTGTGTGATTGTCAAGGATGGAGAAATCATTGGTAGGGGGCATAATGCGCGCGAGGAGTTGCAACGGGCGGTCATGCATGCGGAAATCATGGCCATAGAGAATGCGAACCTGAGTGAGGAGAGCTGGCGCTTGCTGGATTGCACGCTTTTTGTGACCATTGAGCCTTGTGTCATGTGTAGTGGGGCGATTGGGCTTGCCCGCATTCCAAACGTGGTCTATGGGGCTAAAAACCAGAAATTTGGTGCAGCTGGAAGTCTGTACGATATTTTGACAGATGAGCGTCTCAATCATCGTGTAGAGGTAGAAACGGGAATTTTGGAAGATGACTGTGCAGCGATTATGCAGGACTTTTTTAGAAATAGACGGAAAAAATAATTTCTCTTTAAAAACAGAGGGAAATGTGGTATAATGAACAGTGGAGCAACAGTTCTGCGTGAAGCGGGTCAGGGGAGGAATCCAGCAGCCCTAAGCGATGTGAATTGTGTGCTCTTTTTTCGTGCTTTTTTCGAATAA